TCCTCCCGCGCCAGCCGGAACACCAGCGCCAGCGCGCGGGCCCGCTCGATCAACTCCCCCTTCAGCTTCTGGAGCCGGATGCGCCGCTCCTGCGCCTTCAGCACCTCGTTCGCGGTCTTCGCCTGCAGGAAGGTCGTGCCGCCCCCGACCGCCGGGACCGCCAGACCCTGTTCGCGCAGCGTGTCGCCGACGGCGGCCACGGCAGCTTCGGGGACGGGCTTCAGCTTCGGCGCGGGCGGTTTCCTCGTCTTCGACGGGTCCGTCGTTTCCGCCCGCCGGGCGTCGCTGGCGGCCGCGTTGATGCTGCCGTCGGGATAGAGGACGAGCCGCCCCGCCGTCTTCGCCTTCTGGATCGCGCCGCGCGACAGCCCGACATGGGCGGCATACTGGCGCTCGCTCATGCCCTGCATCGCCGGCCCCGATTATCATTCAATGTCAGGTGCTTATCGAGTTGATAAGCCGGGCGCGTGGAGCGAACTTCGATCCCACAAGGACGATGCAACTCACCCGGAGCCACCACGATGACAACCCACCTGAACCCGATCACCACCCCGCGCCACGAACTCCGCGCCGAGAAGGCGCGCAGAAACAAGGAGGCAGCCCTGAACGCCTTCATCGGAAAGAAGGCCGAGATCGACGCGATGCTCGCGCGCCTGCAGGCGCTCAGCGACGACCATTTCAACTGCCACCCCGACGAGGTCGGCTGGGCCATGGTCGGCACCCTCGAACACTACGCAAGCCTCCTGAAGCGCATCACCGACAGCGCCTTCGGCGAAGGCGAGCACGCCCGCTGATCTCCGGCACTGCCGGAACTCCTGCCGCGCGCCCTGCGCGGCTCGGGGTCGTAGAAGGTGCCGCATGACGCGGGCCCGAATACGGAGACGACCCCGTGACCAAGCTTTCCGACACCCAAGCCATCATCCTGAGCGCCGCCGCACAGCGCGAGGACCGCATCGCCCTGCCGCTGCCCGAGAGCCTGCGCGGCGGCGCGGCCGCCAAGGTGGTCGACGCAATGCTCGCCAAGGGCTTCCTCGAAGAGGTCGACGCCGACACGCGCAAGGGCGAGCCCGTCTGGCGCGAGACCGGCGACGGCCACGGCGTCACGCTGGTCGCCACCGACGCAGGCCTCGCCGCCATCGGCATCGAGCCCGAGGACGCGAACCCCGCGCATGCGGGCGCGACGAACGCGCCGACCGAGGCGCCCGCGCCGGTCACCCCCACCGAACCGGAGGCCGCGCCCAAGGCGCGCACGCCGCGCGAGGGCACCAAGCAGGCCACCCTGATCGCCATGCTGCGGATTGTCTGAACTACCGCTCCGGCTTCGCCGATTGCGGATCGTGGGCGGTCTGTCGGGGGCACATCGGCCGGTGACGTCGGCGATTTCGGGGTCTCTCTCGGCCGGAATGGCCGACATTGGCGTCTGAGGGCAGACTCCGCCTCATGCCATCAGTCTTCGTCGGACAAGGAACAGGTTGCCGAGTGCGAACAGCGTGAAGAGCTGCGCGCGGTTCTTGGCGAGGCCGCGGTAGCGGGTCTTGAGATACCCGAACTGCCGCTTGAGCACCCGGAAGGGGTGTTCGACCCGGGCCCGCACCATGGCGATGATCCGGTTGATGTCCGCGTCGACGGGGTGCAGCGCGCCGCCCTTCGGCGCCTTGCGCATGACGCCCCAGAATTTGCCGGGACCGGCGAACGCGGCCTCCCGCGCCGCGCTGACATAGCCCTTGTCCGCCCAGACCGACGTCTCCGCGCCGTGCAAGAGGTCGTCCCAGACCTGGCTGTCGTGGACCTTGGCGGTCGTGGTCTCGAGGCTGTGCACGATGCCGCTGTCGGCATCGACGCCGACATGCGCCTTCATGCCGAAGTACCAGGTGTCGCCCTTCTTCGTGGACGACATCTCGGGATCGCGGGCCCGGGCCTCGTTCTTCGTCGAGGACGGCGCGTCGATGATGGTCGCGTCCACCAGCGTCCCCGAGCGCAGCGTGATCCCCTGGTCGGCGAGGTGGCGGTTCACCTCCGCGAACAGCTGCTCGGTCAGATGGTGCCGCTCCAGGAGGTGGCGGAAGTTGAGGATCGTGGTCTCGTCCGGGATCCGGTCGTCGCCGAGCTCGATCCCCGCGAACTGCCGCATGGCGTCGCTGTCATAGAGCATCTCCTCGGCCATCGGGTCGCTGAGCGCATACCATTGCTGCAGGAAGTACACCCGCAGCATCGTCTCCAGCGGCATCGGTGGGCGCCCGCCCTTCGGCCCGGCCTTCGGGTAATACGGCTCGATCAGCGCCAGGAGCCGGGTCCACGGCACCACCGCCTCCATCTCGGCGAGGAACTTCTCCCGCCGCGTCTGCTTCTTCTTCATCGCCTGGCGGAGGCCGGGAAAGGCGGGCTGCTTGGGCATTGGCGGCGTCCTCTGCTGTCCTGCCCAGTCTACTGCAAGTCGCTCAGGCCGCGAGGTTTTTCAGATGATCCCTGCGTGCGCCGGACGGCGCGACCATCGAGGAGATCATGGCCGCGACGGGCTGGCAGTCGCACACGGTGCGCGGCGCGATGGCCGGGGCGCTGAAGAAGAAACTCGGGCTCGAGGTGACCTCGGAGAAGGTCGAAGGGCGCGGCAGGGTTTACAATTTATGCTGAGCTCAGCATAAGCTGTAATATGCGGAGCGGATGGTTATGCGGAGTTGTGGGCGGCGCGCGTTGCGCCGCCTTGGTTTTTTGGGCTCCCGCTCCGCATAATCATGGGACGGTCTTGCCCGCGAGCATGGCGAGAAGTTTGTCCGGCGGGCGGAAGCGGCCGGATTTCAGTTTTGGCATCGTCATGCCTGCGATCATCTCGAGTTTCTCGGTCGGATCGGCGCGCAGGTAGATCTCGGTGCTCTGGATCGAGGCGTGGCCCAGCCAGAGCGATACCTTGCGGACGTCGCCAGTTGCCTGCAGCGTGTGCATGGCGCAGGAGTGGCGCAGCACATGCGGCGTCACCCGCTTGTCCGCGAGGCCCGGTTCGGCTTTCGCTGCCGTTCTGACATGCCGCGCCAGGATGTATTCGAACCCCGACCGTGTCATCGCCCGGCCGCTGCGACTGTGGAACAGCGCCGCGTCGCCTTCCGGATCGCGCAGGCGCAGCCAAGCCTCGAGCACGGCGCGCGTTTCCTTCCAGAGCGGCAGGATGCGCTCGCGCCGCCCCTTGCCGGTCACATGCAGGCTCACCGGATCGCGCCGGTCGTAATCGGCGAGCCGGAGGCCGGTCAGTTCGCTGACCCTGAGCCCGCAGGCATAGGCGAGGCTCAGCATGGCGCGGTCGCGGATGCCGTCCCGCGTGCGGGGATCGGGTACGGCGAGCAGCGCCCGGATCTCCGCCCGCGTCAGCCAGGCGACCAGCGCCTCGTCGGCCTTCTTGCGCGGGATCGCCTGCACCTGCCGGATCTGCTCGAGGGCGGCTGGCAGCCGGTACTCGAGGAAGCGGAAGAACGCCTTGATCGCCGCGAGGCGGGCATTGCGGGTGCGCACGCTGGCGCCGCGTTCCTCGATCGCTTCGAGAAACCCGAGGATCAGGGGGGCGTTCAGGTCCTCGAGTGCGAGCGCCGATGGCGGGCGTCCCAGCCGCTCTGCCCCGTAGCGCAGCAGGGCCGAGAGGGCCTGGCTGTAGGCGTCGACCGTGTTGGGGCTGACAGCCCGGTCCACGGGCAGATGCTCGCGCAGCCAGATGGAAAGGTATCGGGCCAGCGGGGTCATGAGGACGCCCCCGCGGCGCAGGCCTCGGTCCGATCCGCGATCTGCCCGAGCAGCGTGGGTGTTCCTTCGAGATACCAATAGGTGTCGACGATGTTGACATGACCGAGCCACGAGCTGAGGGCCACCATGTGGCGGGCGACGGTGCCGCGCCCCGCGTCGCAGGCTTCCAGAGACCGGACAGCGAAGGTATGGCGCAGATCGTGGATCCGCGGGTTCCGCCCGCCTCGGGCGACGCCTTCGAGCCCGGTCAGCGCCAGCATGTTCCCGAAGGTCCTGCGTATGGCACTCTCCGAGATGCGCCCGCCCCGGTCTCCGAGGAACAGGGCATCCGACGCGTCCCGAACGCGCGCCCGCCGGTCCAGATGCGCCGCGAGTTCCGCCGCGACGGAGGGATGCAGCGGCAGGAGCCTGCGCCCGCGCCGTTTGGCCTCGCGGATCAGGAGCCCGTCCGGCGTGACGTCGGCGATGTCGAGCCCGCGCGCCTCCGAGATGCGCATGCCGGTGGCGGCGATCAGGCCGAACAGGAGCCGGCATTGTCCGGGCACACGGCAGCGTCGGCTCGCCACCCGATCCGCCACGGCCACGAGCGCCGCGACCTCCCCGGGCGCGTAAATGTAAGGTGCAGGCCGCTGCCGCGCCGTCTGAGGCAACAGATCCGGCGGTGGCACCTCGTGGCGGGTGTCCTCCGTCACGGCGGTCAGGGCGAAACGGCGGACGGTCAGATAGACGATCCGCCGCTGCGCATGGGTGCCGGCGCGGCGTGACCAGTCCAGGACGGTGGCCGTCCGCACATGGGCGTCGCCGCGCGCCGCGGCGAAGGCGGCATAGTTTGTCAGCAGTCCTGCCTGCTTGTCGAAAACGAAGCCGCAGGCGCGCATCAGAGCGACATGGCGTTCCACGGCGGCGCTCAGCATCGGCCTGCCTCCGGCCAGGGCTGGGCGATGCCGCGCAGCGCATCGAGATCGACCTTGGCATAGATCGCCGTGGTCTCGATCGAGCGATGCCGCAGCATCGTGCCGATGGTCTCGAGGCTCGCGCCATCCTCAAGCAGGACGCGGGCCGCCGAGTGGCGCAGGAGATGCGCGCCGCGCGACGGCACGTCCACCAGCCCGGCGCGGCCTATGGCCCGGCGGACGATCTTCGAGATCGCGGCCGATTCCGTGAACGGCCGCCAGGGCGCTGCGTAGCGCAGAAACACATGAGGGTCGTCCACCTGCGGACGCCCGTTCTCGAGCCAGGCGAGCAGTGCGTCGCCCACCTCCTGTGGCAACGGTAACCGGCTCTCGCGGCGGCCTTTGCCGCTGAGCACGATCCGTCCGCACGCCCAGTCGATCTGCTCGAAGCGCAGGCTGCGCACATCCTCGGCCCTGAGGCCGAGCCGGACGAGAAGGAGCAGGATCGCCCGATCGCGTCGGCCGGTCGGGCCGGCCTGATCGCAGGCGGCGAGCAATCGCTCGACATCGGCGGGTCTCAGGCCGCGCGGCAGGTGGTGGCCCTTCCAGTCGGCGATGGTGGGCACCGCCGCGACCAGACCGGGATCGCACCAACCCATTGCCGCGTGATAGCGCAGCCAGGACCGCAACACGGTGACCGTGCGCTTCAGGCCGCCGCGGCCCTCACGCCCGCGCCGGTCCAGGATGGCGTTCCGCAGGGTGGCTGGCGTCCACGCGATCGGATCCGTGCCGATGACAGGCAGAAGCTGGCGCAGCCCCTTTGCATGGCTCCGCACCGTGATCTCCGAAAGCCCGCGATGTCGACGCAGCCAGTCGAGATAGGGCCCGACATGCCCGGCATCGGGATCGCCGATCGGCGCGGTCGTCAGCACGCTCTCCGCCACGAGAAAGCGGACGAACCGATCGACACGAAAGAGATAACAGGCCGACCGTGGACCGCTCCGGCGCACACCGCCGCATTGGCAGTCATGCCCGGCGAAGTCCTGCCGGAGCCCATCTGCGGCACCCTCGAGTGCCTGCCCCGTCAGATGCGCCCAGGCGCAAAGATGACGCGCTGCCGCCACGAGGCGGTTCGTGGTGTCAGCGCTATAGCCCACACGGGCGATAGTGTCGGCATAGACCGAAACGAAGCCCGCATAGGATCCGGGATCCATCGCCCAGCGTTCGGGCGGGAGAATGTGTGTTGTCATGTCGAAGTCTCCGATGATCGCGCCCGAAGGCGCTGATGAAGACTTCGATCCCAATCACGTTATGCGGAGCGTCGCACGCTCAACCCTTTGATAAAACAACGCCTCTATGACCGACGCCGCATAACCATCCGCTCCGCATATTACCGCCTCTCGCACAACTAACGCCGCGAACCACGCTTGCTCAGATGCCGCCGTCCCGCATGGGGCGGCGGTTCATCTGTCCGGTCTGACAAACGCACCGATTCCGGCAACGGACCGAATCTTCGAGACTTTCGGTCTAGCCCTCCGCCGCAAACTCATCGCTGTAAGCCAGCGCCACGAAGTCCTGGGTCGTCGCAAGACCGTGGTCCTTGCTTCCGAGTGCAGCCACCATGCGTCGATTGATAAGGAGCGACGCCAATCCATGTGCCAATGACCAATTCCGGATGGCACCAAGCTGCGCGTTTCTCTCATCCGCAAGCGGATCAGATAGGCCCTTCAGTCGTTCCAGAGACCTCTGGCGTGCAGTCTGCAAGCCCGCATGGCCAAGGTCCAGAACATCATCCCGCCACATAAGGTCGAACAGCTTCGGGTTGGAAACGGCAAAGGCCACATAGGCGCCCACCAACAGCGCTCCACCCGATCGGTCGGCCTTCTCTTCACGGTCAGCATCCAACCGCGTAACCAGCATGTCAAAGCCTTGGGCCGCCAGCGCACTGAGAAGCCCCTTGAGGGAGCCGAAGTGATGGATCGGCGCGCCTGGCGACACACCGGCATCTCGTGCACAGGCCCGGATTGTCACCGCATCCAATCCACTCTCCTCAAGACGCCGATACGCAGCATCGAGGATCGCCCGACGCAGGTCTCCATGATGATACGGTTTTTCTTTCTGCCCTTTGTGATCCACCTTTTAGACCTTAGCGTAATTTAAACGTTGTTTAGACCATCTGTCTTGGCGGATGTCTAGCACTTCAGAATTCAACGAAACCCACTGGCGCCGTGCTTTGCCGGGCCATGACATGACACAGAGCACAAGGAACCAGACATGACTACAGCAACGCGTTTCACGATCATCGCCCTCGCCTTCAACATCATCGTCTTGGTGCCGGTCGTCTCGGTCCTCATGCTAAGCCTGTCGCCCGCAGAGCAGGGTTTCGGGCCGGTCACGGACGGTCGGTTGATCCTGACGTCGATCTACATTGCCATCGCCGTCGTCAGCGCCGCATTGATTGTCCTGCATCTGAAGCGACAAACATGGGCCATGCCGATGAGCGTCGCACTCTTTGCCGTCCAGATTACATACAAACTGATCACTGTTCCGATGGTCGGCCTTTCCAATCCAGTCGTGATCACGAACCTGGTCGTCGTGGCCGTGCAGCTCATAGCGCTGTCCATCCTGTGGCAAGCGCATCAGCGATCCGAAGCTGCTGCCTGATTGAAGCCACCTTAGTCGGTTTGCCCGCGTCGATCACTGGTCCAAGGCATTATCGGCGCGCGTACATCCGCGGCGCTCTCCAACTTCCTGCTGGCGCAACTGTCCTTGAACACGCGGGATCGAACAGACGTTCAGTCGTCCTCGAATGACATCTGCGTCCGTACAACAGACCCGAACTGCCATCGGCGAATGCTGCAATTAGATCAGGCCTTTCGCATCCGGATTGCCTCGAACAGCCGCCGCAGGATGTAGGACCGCGCGACGCTGACCAAAGTGAACACCGCGCCCATCTTCAGGTTCTGCGCCAGCGTCGTGTGCAATCCGAAGATCGGGAAGATCAGGATCTGGGTAGCGACCGCAACGCCGTAGCCGACGATCACGTTGGCGATGGACTCGACCAGCGACATGAGGCGGGACTGCTTCATGGCGCCACCTCATCCATCGGCCAGCAATTCAGCCGCGAGAGTTCGCAGCGCATGCGCCGCAACCAGGGGGACCACGCCGTTGCCACAGAGGCGAAGCCGGTCCACCCGGTGGGCCAGCCCATCAGCGCCTCGACGAACAGCGGGTTCAAGGTCCGGCGCGGCTCGGAGGTATCGCTCCCAGCCATCGGCGTCACAAGGACCTGGCGGCCAAGCAGGCCGTTCACCGGCGTATTCGCCAATGTCGTGGCCCCATCCTTGTGATCGCGCGCCGTCGGCGTCATCCACATCTGGCTGGCATGGGTCAAGTCCGCTGTCCGTCGGTTGCCCGCGCTCGGCTTGCAGCCATCGTTCGCCATCGGCGTAGGCCAGTCCCGCGCCATGCGGTCCAGACCCTTCTCTTCCTTCCGTTCGCCACCCCGGCTGCGGAAACTGTCGATCTGCGGCGTCGGCCATAGGGCTGCCGTCGTCGCCAAGTTCATCCCGTGCTGGCCCGCTTCCTGCGAGGGTGTCGGCTTCGTCTGCCGGTTCTCGTTGGCGCTGGCGCGAGGCGTGGGCCATAGCCGCATCATTTCCGTCCGGTTCCCGCCACTCGACCGGGTCCCAGAGCAGGCGCGCGGGGTCGGCCAGTTCGTCCCCCTCGCGGATGGCGAGGATGAACAGCCTTTCGCGCTTGTGGGGTGCACGGACTTCCGCCGCTGTGAAGAGGCCTGCCGCAAGGCGGTAGCCCATGCCGACCAGTCCTGCGGCGACTTCGGGGAAACCGAGGCGGAGATGATGGGCGACATTCTCGAGGAAGACGAATGGCGGTTCAACCTCGCCGATGATGCGGGCGACATGGGGCCAGAGGTGCCGCGGGTCCTCCGCGCCCCGGCGCTTGCCCGCGACGGAGAACGGCTGGCACGGATAGCCCGCAGTGACGATGTCCACCGCGCCGCGCCACGAGCCGCCGTCGAAGGTGGCAACATCGTCCCAGACAGGCGCCGGATCCAGGGCCGCGTCTTCCATCCGCGCCACGAGGATGGCCGCGGCGTAGGCGTCCCGCTCGACGTGACCCACAGCACGATATCTTGGGCACGCGAGATGCAGCCCGAGGTCGAGCCCGCCGGCGCCGGAGCAGAGCGAGAGGCCGAACAGGCACGCGTCGCCGGCTCCGGCAGGCAGACCGGAGGAAGGTAGAGCCACGCCATCCACGTCGTCAGGCCGCGTGGGCCCCCTCGGCCGCGGCCGGGGCCTCGCCCAGCCGCTCGGCCTTCACCTCGGCGAAGGTCCGGCCGTCGCCGTCGAGGATCGCGTCCTTGCCGGTCTCCGCCTGCCAGCGCTCGACGGCGACGTCGACATAGGCCGGGCTGATCTCCATCGCGAAGACGCGGCGGCCATTGGCCTCGCCCGCCATGATCTGCGAGCCGGAGCCCGAGAACGGCTCGTAGCAGAGCCCGCCGCGGGCGACGTGCTGGCGCATCGGGATGCCGAAGGCGTCGAGCGGCTTCGGCGTCGGGTGGTCGGGACGCTCGTCCCTCGCGAAGCTCGGCATCTCCCAGGTCGAGGGCAGCGTTTCCTCGGCGACCTTCGGCGGGCGGTTCGGTCGGCGCCAGCCCATGAAGCAGGGCTCGTGCTTCCAGAGGTAGTGCGACCGGGTCAGAACCCCCCGATCCTTAACCCATATCAACTGCTGGTGCACGAAGGCCCCGGCCTTCTCCCAGCAGGCCTCCAGCATCGCCTGCCGGCGCGAGGCGTGCCAGCAGTACCAGGCGGCATCCTCGGTGATCGCCTCCGCCACGGCGGCGGCGATGAAGCCGTCGTAGAGTTCTGCGCCCTGCGAAGAGTCGTCCCAGGTGGTGCCGTAGGACTGGCTCCAGTCCTTGTTGCGGGTCGGGTGGTTCGAGCCGTCGTAATCCACCAGATACGGCGGGTCGGTCGCGAACAGGATCGCCCGCTCGCCGTTCATCAGACGGCGCACATCGGCCGCGCTGGTGCTGTTGCCGCAGAGCAGCCGGTGGTCGCCGAGGATCCAGAGGTCGCCCTGGCGCGATGCGGGATTGCGTGGCGGCTCGGGGATGGTCACCGGAGGCACCGAGCCCCCGGCGCCACCTTCTTCTTCACTGCCCGAGTCCGGATCAAATGCCAGCAGTTTGTCGAGCTCACCGTCCGAGAAGCCGACGAGCGAGAGGTCGAAGTCGTCGGCGAGCAGCGCCTGCAGCTCGGCCGATAGAGCCGCCTCGTCCCACGGGCTTTCAGCAAGCCGGTTGTCCGCGATCCGGTAGGCCCGGCGCTGCGCCTCGGTCAGATGCCCGAGCACGATCACCGGCGCCTCGGTCAGCCCCAGCTGCATCGCGGCCAGCACCCGCCCGTGCCCCGCGATCAGCTCACCGTCCTCGCCGACGAGACACGGCACGGTCCAGCCGAACTCGGCCATGCTGGCGGCGATCTTCGCGACCTGGTCGGGCCCGTGCACCTTCGCGTTCTTCGCGTAGGGCTGGAGCTTGGCCAGCGGCCAAGTCTGGATCCGCTCGGGGGCGAAGGCGAGGTTCATGCGGGTTCCTGTCGATGATCGATCGGCATCCGCCGGGTGGACACCGGCACGGTGGGGTCCACCGGCTTCCGGCTGGACTCCGGTATCCGCGAGGTATCCACCCCGGGCGGCCGGTCAGATGTTTGAATTCACGAGGGTTTCGTGGCGTCGCGGCTGGACGCTGGACTCCGGTGGCTTCCCAAAAATCCGGCCCTGTCGCTGGCGAAATATCGCGCCAAGCCCGCCAGCATACGTTTCGGCCCGGAAAGGAACCGGAAAACAACGACTTGGCGGTCTGGACCCCGGCTGGACCCTGCGTTGGACCCCGGGAAGCCAGCGGCGGCGGTCCGTCCCGCGCGCGCCTCTCCCGAGTATATCCGGTTTGTAGCCCTCGGCCGGGGGGCGGTGAACCCCGTGCGATGTCTCTCCGAAAATTCGATCAAAGAACGATTTTTCTTGACAGCCGGTCGGCGTTCTCGACCACGAAGCGCTTCGATCGCCTGGCCGACGGCACCCGCCCGTTGAGCCGCCAGGTGATCAGCGCGATGCCGTACTGCCAGTGCCGGTTGGCGGCGGGGCGGCTGAGCCCGACATCCCAGCCGATCTTCTTCCACGGCTGGCGGTTGGCGCGCAGCCAGACGATCCGGGCGTCGTCCTTCTCGAGCCACCGCAGCCAGAGCATCGCTTCCTCGGCTTCTGTAATCTGCCGCGGGCTCGGCCGCGGCCGACGCATCTGAGGCTCCTGACCGACTTGATCCGCGAAGCTGTGGAAATACTCGGGCCAGGCGTTGAAGTAGCCCTGCGGCTTCACGGCGGGCAACTGCGCGAAGACATCGGCGGCGAGTTCTAGGCGTTCCTCGACACGGGCGGTGGTCCACTCAGCCATTCGCGGCCTCCCGGTCGTTCGCCCGAGGCCCATAGAGCTTCTCGCCGAGCTGTCGGACCAGCTCGCGCTCCGGCCAGGTCAGGCGATGGTCGTCGACGGAGACGGCAAGCACACCCTCGTCATGCCAGCCATCGCGCTTCACCTGGTCGGGATCCCGACGCGTGCCGCCGTAGCCTTTCGGATACCACCTCATCCCAGGCCTCCGTTCGTCTCGAGCGCCCAATGGAGGATCGCGATGGCGTCGGCCTCGTTGTCGTCTGCGGGTGAGAACCCTCGTGCTCGCGCCGCGGCGATCATCGCCTCCTTGGGCGCGTTGCCCTTGCCGGTGGCGTGGCGCTTGATCGTGCCGACCGGAACGCCCTGGTAGGGGATGCCCCGCAGTTCAGCCCATGCGGTCAGCGTCGCGAGGAGACCTCCAAACACATGCGCCGCGTCAGTGCCGGCGTGCCGACGGACCTCCTCGAACCAGATTGCCGCGATCGGACCCGACAGCCGGTCGATCTCGGTCAGCCAGTTGGTGAAGCGCAAATAGCGCATGCCGCCGCCGTCGAAGCGGCCGGGGCGGAAGCTGACCGTTCCGGTGGTGATCAGTCCGTCATGGCTGCGGAGCGCCCAGCCGGTCGTGGTGCCGAGATCGAGGGCGAGGATGCAGGACCGGTTGATCGCGTCCGGCTCGGGGCGGACGTCCTGCACGGGGATCGGTGTGTTCATCGTGAAGGCTCACAAGCTGTGGGCCTTCGGCTTCGGTCACCTCAGGATTTAGCATCCGGCGGTCCTCCGCCCAAGCGAAAACGACGATGGATGTGGCGGCGGACGGCAATCGACGTTCTACCCGCCCCAGTCCCAACCTCCGAGCGCGTGGTCCCAACCTTCGAGGGGGTTGGGACAGCCCTTTATCGTTTCACTCCAATGGCTTGAACGGATGTGGTCCCAACCTCGGTGTCCCCAACGGGGGTCCTTCTCTTTTCGTATAGAAAAACATTTTCCCGACCTTTTCCTTTCTCCCACATGAATGTGTAGCAAAAGGTTGGGACCACGGGGTGAGGTTGGGGACACCGTTGTTTTTGAAAGGCTTTTCGTGTCCCCAACCCCCTCGGGAGGTTGGGACAGGGTTGGGACCAATGGGAGGTTGGGACGCCGCGCGCTTCACATCAGCGCCGGCTAGAACAGTGTCGATTTCCTTGACACCCACTTACCTTCCAGCTGATTCTGGACGGACGAAACAATCGGTATTCGAGGGGCTTAGATGGCAGATGGCACTTTCAGAGTGCAGGTCGAGCACGACCATCTGCGCAAGCTCGCGAATGCGACGCCGGTGCAGGCAGTCGCCGAACTGGTCTGGAATGCCCTAGACGCGGACGCCACGCGTGTCGACGTTGACGTCGACGTGGGCGACCTCGGCATGCGCTCCATCACGGTGACGGACAACGGTCACGGCTTCTCACGCCAAGAGGCTGAAGCGCTGTTCGGGAAGGTCGGTGGGTCATGGAAACGGCATGGCGCGCGATCCAAGAGCAAGGGCCGCGCTTTGCACGGCAAGGAGGGAAAAGGCCGGTTCAGAGCGCTCGGCCTCGGTCGTGTGGCGGATTGGAGTGTCCGATATCGCGAGGGCAATCGCCTCATGTCGTTTCGTATGACGTTGATCCGCGATGCACTTGTGGATGTGCGCATTACAGAGGCGACGGAGGCGGATGCCGCGCTTGGAACGGGCGTCGAGGTGAGGATTTCCGAACTCGACCGACAGTTCCGGTCGCTTGATCCGGAACGAGCCGTGCCCGACCTATCGGCGGTATTCGCGGTTTATCTCACAGACTATCGAGACGCCGCGGTCTATTTCGACCACCAAAAGCTCGATCCAGAAGCGAACATCGTTGAGAGGAACAAGATCTCGTTGTCACCCATTGAGGCTGACGGCGAGGAATACCCTGTGGCTTTGGAGCTGATCCAGTGGAGTTCGGCGCCAGAGCGATCAGTGTTCTTCTGCGGTGAAGACGGATTTCCGTTCGCGAGGATTGCGCCAAAATTCCACACGACTGGATATGTGTTCTCGGCCTATCTGAAATCCCGGTATGTCGACCGCCTTCAGGAACGCGGAGCCATCGACCTGGCCGAAATGGATTCGGCGATGGCAGAAGCCTACGAGGAAGCAGCAGAAGCTATCCAGGCACACTTCAAGCAGGCCGGTGCAGCGGCCGCTCGCACTGAGATTGATCGCTGGAAGGCTGAGCGGAGCTACCCTTACGACACTGAACCGCAGACCCCAGTCGAGGCTGCCGAGCGCCAAGTCTTCGACATCGTAGCATTGACGGTGAGCAAGCACCTCTCAGATTTTTCGGAGCAAAGCACGAAGAGTCGCGCCCTCCAAATGCGGATGCTTCGGCAGGCGATCGAAAGGGGGCCAGACGAGCTTCAGAACATTCTTACGCAGGTTCTTGATCTACCCAAGAAGACGCGAAATGAGTTCTCTCGCCTCCTTGAGGAGGCTGACTTGGCAAATGTTATCAGCGCCTCACGACTTGTCTCCGACCGGCTCAAATTCCTGTCGGGTATCGAGCATCTACTCTACGATCCGGAAACTCGCGGACTACTGAAGGAACGCAGCCAACTTCACCGGATGATTGCCGAAGGCAATACCTGGATTTTTGGCGAAGAGTTTGCCCTGACCGTAGACGATAAGGGCCTGAGGGAAGTTCTACGCAAGCATCGCGAAATGATCGGCGCAGAAACCGTCATTGACGAGCCCGTTAAGCGCATTGACGGGAAAACAGGCATTGTTGATTTGATGCTATCGAGAGCAGTGCCTCTCAGCCGGTCGGAAGAGCGTGAGCATCTGATCGTTGAATTAAAGCGCCCATCCGTCGTGATTGGCGCGAAAGAGCTAACGCAGATTGAAAGCTACGCCTTCACGATCGCTGGAGATGAGAGATTCCGCGACCTGAAAACCAGATGGACCTTCTGGGCGGTCTCGAACGACCTTGATGAGCACGCCCGGCGGCGGACCCGTCAGGAGGGCAGTCCGCCAGGGCGCGTTTTCAAGGAGGGCCTGATCGAAATATGGGTTCGGCCATGGTCGGAAATCCTCGCGGATAGCAAAGGTCGTATGCGGTTTGTACAAGACCATCTGAAGGCCAACGTAGAGGGAGATGCGGCTCTCAAATACCTCAAGACGACCTACGCAAAATATCTTGAAGGCATCGTCGAGGGTGAGGATGACAATGCAACCAATAGCCCTTCGGACCCGGAAGATGACGGAAGTGATTAGTATCGGCTTTCGGGGCACGCATATTCTGAAATTGATCGTTTCATTTCTCCGCAGTCCAAAGCGCCCTCAGCCGTCTCGCCGATACCGCCACTCCCGCGATGCCTCGCGCCCGCCCTCGTCGCGCCGCCGATACCGCTCCCAGCCGTTCGCCTTGAGGTAGGCCGAGACGCGCATCTGGTCTCCGCGGGTCCATCGGGCCGGTTCAAGCCCGATGGCCTCCTCGAGGATTTCGCCGACCGACACATCCTTCAGCGGCTCCGGGCGCGGCACGCTCTCGGTGCGGGAGTTGCCGTAGTCGGGGAAGCCATCTGAGTCGGTCCGGATCTCGTGGGTCAGCCAGTGTTCGATCAGGTCGTCCCAGGCGTCGGACTGGTAGCGGCGGTCCTGTTCCTCGCGGGCTTCCGCCAGCAGCGCCGGGTCGTCAATCCACCAGATCGCGCCGGCGCGGAAACGGTGGACGGCCTCGGCCCAGAGCTGGTCCCGGTCGCCGGCGAGCGCCGCGATGTCGATGGCGCCGCAGCGGAGGGGCCAGAACCGGCGGTTGCCGGTCTCGTCACGCAAATAGGTGTCGGGGTTCACGGTGCCGGCGAACACGCACTGGCGCGGCACCTCGACCGTGTAGCGGCCATAGGGCGGGCGGAAGCGGTCGGTGGTGCGGGTCAGGAACGCCTTGATGCGCGAGACTTCGGCACGGCCGATGGCGTCGAGTTCGGCGATCTCGACGATCCAGACGCCCTGCATGTGCAGCGCCGCGTCCTTCGACCCGAGCTCGGGCAGCTCGTCGGTGAACCATTCCTCACCGGCGAGCACCTTGATCGCGGTGGATTTGCGCGCGCCCTGCGGCCCCTCGAGGATCAGCATGTGGTCGGCCTTCACGCCGGGCCGGTATATGCGGGCGACGGCCGAGATCAGCCAGAGTGCGCCAATGGTGTGATGGAACGCGGTGGGTTCGGCGCCGAGATAGCTGCTGGTCCAGGTCTCGATCCGGGGCGTGCCGTCCCATGTCAGGGTATCGAGCCAGTCGCGGACAGGATGTATGCGCAGCTCGCGGGCGACGGCGCCGACAGCGCGGCTCACGACCACCGGCGCCACGTTGATCCCGCGCAGCTGCAGCCATTCAGCGGTGCGGATGTCGTCGGCGTCTTCCCAGGGGCGCGGGAGGGAGGCGGTCGCACAATCCCACGGCAGCGGCTGGCGGACCACGATCTCCTGCCCGAACTCGTCGAAGGCGAGAACGCCGGCGAAGGCCGGATCGGAGGTCAGTGCGACGATGACGTTGGCCTCGTTGCGCTCGGGCGCGCCGGCGAGATCGAGCCGCAGGCGCCTGAACCATGCGGGCTTCGGGATCGGCGCGTGCGGATCGCCGGTGGCGTTGACCCTGCGGCGGAGCTCGGCCAGTTGCTGGGTCAGGACGGACATGCCGATGCCGGTCGCGGACTTGATGCGCGCGATGACCTGCCGTTCGGGTAGCGGGTCGAGCTTTGCAAGCGCGATGCGCCCGAGCAGCGTGGACAGGGCCTCGAACTCGGGCGGATTAGTCAGCGCCTCGGCCGCGGCGATCAGCGTTGCGGGATCGTCGGCGGAGGCGGCGACGGGGGTGGCCGACTCCGGCTCCACCGGACCCCACGCCTGCGGCTCCACCGTGGCGTCTGCTTCACGCGCGTAGTCCTCGGCGCGGGCGCCGCGCTGCAGATCGTCGTTGAAGTCGTCGCCATGCAGTGGCGCGACGATCTCGTTCGGGATGTCCGCTCGGTTCAGGCGGTCCGAGAGCGTCGCGGCCGCCTGGCGGCCAGCGTCTCCGGCATCGGCATAGATGGTGACGCGCCGGGTGCCCTCGGGCCACTGGATCCGCGCCAGCCCGTCGGCAGACAGCGCCGCCCAGACCGGTGTGCCGAAGACCGCGTGCGCGGCGAGCGCTGTCTCGATGCCCTCGGCGATGCCGATGTGTCCGTCCTCCGGCATCGGGAACAGGCGAACCACGGCATCCTTCACGCTGCCGAGCATCTTCTTGCCCGGGGGCGCCTTCGCGCTGCCGTCGTCGAGCAGGAAGGTGCGGTGGATGCCCGGCGCGCGCTCCCCGTCCGGCAGCCGCAGGATCGCGATGAGGCCGGGCCAGCCACGGCAGCTGTCGAAGTCCGGAAGATCGGGATGGAACAGCAGGTCGGGCGAGCCTGGGTCCGACAGCCCGCGGGCGTGCAGGTAGGTCTCGCCAAACGTGCCGGCGAGCGGCACAGCCCCGCCGACGAGGCGCGTAATCTCGGCCGAGTGGTCGGGCCGCGCGCGCACCGGCGACGCAGGCGCGGGCCGCGGCGCGGGATGGTCAATCCCCGCGAGCCGCGCCGCCTCGTCGAAGAGCGCGCCGTCGCAGAGGCCGGTCGCCTGCGCGATCAGGTCGATGGGACCGGCCCGCTCGCCGGTGGCGTAGTCGAAGCCCCAGCCGGCATAGGGCCCGTCGAGATGGATGGTGCAGGAACCCTCCTTGCGCGGCGGACGCCCGGAGAGATCGGCGCAGCGCAAGGAACGACGGTCCCTCGAGAGCCGGGCCTCCGGGAACAGCCGCGGCAGCCAGTCGACGGCGGTGCAGGCGAGCCGCTCCTTCACCGCCGCCAGATCGTGCCGGGTCTTCGGGACCGCGATGTCGTTGAGGTCGATCATTGCGCCCCTCAGGCCAGAAGGACGAGCCCGCGCTCGGCCCGGGTGATCGCGGTGTAGAGCCAGCGGCGCCGGTCGATCTCGCTGCGGCCCAGCCCGTCGTCCCAGACGATCACGTTCTCCCACTGCGAGCCCTGCGCCTTGTGGGCGGTGATCGCCCAGCCGAAGGTCGCCTCGGTCAGCAGGCGCTTCTCCTTGTAGTCGCGGTCGTGGCGCTTGTCGTCGTAGGCGACGTGGTCCTCGAAATGCCCCTTGTAGATGCGCAGCCGGCCCGGACGCCCGTCCTCATAGGGCTCGCCGATGTGGCGCCCGTCCTCGTCATGGACGACGGCGGAGAAGTAGAGGCTGCCCTCGTCGACGATGTCCTCGAGCGTCACGAACATCCCGTTGATCAGCCCCAGATCGTTCTGGTTCTTCAGGCAGATGATCTTCTCGGCCGGCCCGGTGGGCAGCCAGGTCCCGCCGAGACCCGCAGCCGCGCGCATGGCGTTGTTGATCTGCAGCCGTGTGGCGTTCAGCCCGCAGATCAGCTGGCCGCCGCGCAGCGCCTGTTCCGGCGTGATGTCGCCCTTGCGGAGCTTGGCGACATGATCGTCGTAGACGCCGAAGCCGATGGGCCGGCCCTCGCGCGCCATTGTGGCGAGGCGGATGATCGCGCTCTCGGCCGCCTGGCGGTGGATCTCGGTCAGCATCACGTCGGGCTCGTTACGGGTGAAGGCGCCTTCGCCCCGGATCGGCGGCAGCTGACCGGGATCGCCGAGCACGAGGATCGGCTTGCCGAAGCTCATCAGATCGCGCGCCATCTCCTCGCCGACCATCGACACCTCGTCGAGCACAATCAGCCGGGCGTCGGCAGCGTCGCTCTGCGGGTTCAGGGCGAAGCGCGGATGCTTCATCGCCGAGAGCCCTTGGCGCATCGCCTCGATCGCGGCATCGGCCGTGGTGCGCGCGAACCCGGTGAGACGGAGCGCGTCGCGTTCGGCCAGCGCGATCTTTCGGGCGGCTTCCTCGATCTCCTCCTCGGTCGCCTCGATCACCGTGTAGATCAGGCTGTGAATGGTGCGCGCGGGCGTGCCCTTGCGGGTCAGCACCAGCGCGGCCTTGCCGGTGAAGGTGGCGGTGACGACGCCGGGGACGCACCGGCCGTCCTTCGCGCTGCGGTGGGGTGAGAGACCGAGTTCGTCGAGCGCGAACTTCAGCACGGTGCTCTTGCCGGACCCGGCATAGCCGAAGAGGCGGAACACCTGCTGCTGCTCTGTGCGGGTTTCGAACCACTCCTTGATCTCGCGGATCGCGGCGGCCTGCGTGGCGGATGGGGTGAACTCGGTCATGGCTGGGGCATCTCAACTGCGTAATCCTTGACGATCCCGCCGCGGGTCGGATCGCCCACCTCGCACGGACGGACGAAGACCCGGCGCCCATCGGCCAGCTGCCGCCAGTGACCGCGTCGGATGTGCCAGCGCGGGCTGGCGTGACTGCCGCCCTGCGGCGGTGTCGCTGCCCGCAGGCGCGCCGGATCGATGGCGACCTGGCGCCAGACCCACCCCTGGATCCCGGCGCGCGCGAAAGGCTTGCGCCGTGTCGAGGGCACTCGGCGCTCCCGGACGTCCGCAGCCTGGGAGAGTATCGCGAGGCCGCGCCAGACGATGGCAGCCGCGGCTTGACCGCACTGTTCCGCCATCTCCACGTCTTCAAGCGCCGGATTGGCGGCGAACTCGGCGACACCGCCGTCCGCGATCCACACGTGGGCATGGACGTCCGTCCATCGCCGCGGGGAGCGCCAAAGGGAAAGCCAGAGAGCCTCTATGCCATCAGGGCGCTGCCTCGCGTACACGATCTGGCTGCGGATCTGTGGCCCACGGTCGCGCAGCTCGAATATCGTGTCGGGGTGTGGAAGGCGCTGCGGTCCTGCCGCCAGGCGACGTGCCAGCGCATCGACCTCGTCGGAGTCGAACCTCTCCTGATCGGCGAAGCGCCAGACAGGCGCAAACTCGAACCCGTCGAGCAGTTCGGGCATCCAGAACCGCTCGCGATGCGCGCGCACGATCCGCTTGAGCTCATAGGCGTCGGGGATCATCGCCGGGGCTCCGCCCGTTCGCGGCTGAAACGCTCCACCGGAGCGTTTCCGGGACGCTGCTCACCCCAGCACCGTTTCGCCCATGCACAAGGAGCGTGCCACTTGCCGGCCGCCATGCCGCCGCGGCAGAGGACTGCGGTAGGCTCGGCCGCGGCGCGCGGCAGCCATTCCCCCGCCTCGGAGGCTCGCACCACGGCGACGGCGCGGTCCGACATTTCCTGCGCGAGATGCGCGTCGAAGGGCACGAGCTCGGCGTGCAATTCCATCGTGTCGCGGTTCAGCGCGGTGAAGAGCGCCGGGGCCGGCAGCTCCATGTAGGCCTGGTAGAGCGCGATCTGGGCCGCATAGACCGGCCGTGCGAGACTGACGCCGCGCTTGACCACATCCTTCCAGCTGGCCGCGCCGAGCGCCTTGTTCTCCCAGAGCGCGGGATAGTCCATCGCGACGGGACCAGAGACGAGGCAGCCATCGATATGGCCCTTGAAGCGCCCGCCGAGGGCTTCGAACCCGAACTGGCGGCCGTCCGGGCGTTCGGTTCGCAGGTCGAACCCCGCGATCCGGAACCAGCCGGCAACGATGTCCTCGGCCCGGTGGCCCGCCTCGAAGATGCGCAGCGTGCGCGGCGCGAACTCCTGGCCCTCTTCCTTGGGCAACGCGAGGAAGTCGTACTGGATCTGGCGCAGGCAGTCGCGGCCAAGACCCGAGGAACTGACATAGGTGCGCGGACGCTCTGCGCGGTAGCGCGCGGACAGCGCCGCGTCGATGGCGGCGGACACGGCTTCGGCAATGGGCGGGCGCGGCGCGTCGGATCCGTAGAGAAAGCCCGAGCCCTTGTTGAGATCGACCATGTTCATGCCTTTCGCCCCCGGCTGCCGTTGCGGTGGCGGAGCCCGTGACAAACCGAGCAAAGCCAGATCACGTCGAGCGGGCGGCCATAGTCTTCGTGATGCGCTTCGAGCCTGGTCTCGCAGCTGCACACCGAGCAGGCCTTCGGTCGGAGGACACGACCGGCCTTTATCGCGCGCTTCACGGCCGCGTGGGCTCTGTCGCGATCCCGGTTGCGGACCCGCCAATCACGTTGATGCTCGGCATGTGCGGCCCGGTCCCTGTGCCGACGAACGTACCCGCGACTGTACTCGCGGTGGCAGTCCTTGCAGGCGGCCGCGCGACCGTCAGACTTGCAGAGCTTCCGGCGGTAGAACGCCAGCAGCCATTTTCTCGTGCGGCAGGTTCCGCAGACTTTGGTGCGTGCAAAGTCGGGCGCGACGCCATTCTCATTGAGGTCAACCATGACCGCCCCCTCAGAATGGCAGAGGGTCATCCAGGGCCGTGCCGGTGCGCTCCTTGCGCGCGGCCTGGTCCTGCATGCTGTCGATGTAGCCGGTGACCGCCGCCTCGATCAGGCGGTCGATGTCCTCGGCGCTGCGGTGGAAGAAGGGCTCCATGAGCCCGAGGTCGGTGAGAGCTTCGGCGAAGAGCGTCCGCGCATCGCGGATTGCCTGCGCCTCGCGCGCGGTCTTGTCGATCATGCCGTTGTTCCTTTGGGCAATGGCGCTGCCCACGTCCTGACAGCGGCGCGAGCAGAAGCGGTGGTAGGGGTGGCGATCCCAGCGGAGGCCGTGGCAGTAGCCGAAGCCGCGCGCCTCGCGGGCGCAGACGGCGCAGAGCGTTACCCGAGCAAGAAACTCGCGGTCGGGTCCTCGGGCGGCCAACCCGCCCTCTGGAGCTTTTCGGACTGGAGCACGATCCAGCGCGAGATCGCGTTGCTGGCCATGGCTTCGAGGTCGCCGAGGCCGAGGCTTGCGATGGGGGCGTGCAGTCTTCCTCGGGCCTCGAGCCATCGTCCGATCTCCAGCGCCGCCTCGCGCGTCACATGCGCCTGCCATTCATCCGGGGTCATCGGCCCGGCAGGATCGCGCCTGGCCTCGGGCGGGGGCGACGGCCGGTTTGACCTCCGCCGCGGCGCTGCCGACCGCGCCTCAGCCATTGAGCCAGGCGGGCATGCCGGTCGCCGGCGCTCCGCTCGGCGCGTTGGGCAGGGACGCCGGCGGCTGCTGGGCGGGCGGCTGCTGCGGAGCCGGCCCCTGCGCGCCCCAGGCGGGAGCCGCCGCCGGGGCTTGCGGCTGCGCACCCCATGCCGGCGTGGGCGCCTGCCAGCCCGGCGCCGGCGCGCTCGCGGCCTTGCGCGGCGGGGCGTTGACAGGCTCCGAGGGCACGGCTTCACCGCGCATGATCGCGGCATGTTGCGGCTCGTCGGGCAGAACGACGTTCGCGATCCGGTTCTGGTCGCGGTATTGCGGGTTGGAGGCGGGCTCCACCATGATCCGCGCGGCGAAGACGATACCGTCGAGATGCTTGAGCCCGGGCAGCACCCGCTTGGCCTTGGCGTCGGGGCTTTCGTCCCTGGGATCGAGCCCGAGAGCGCTGTCGACCATCGCCCGAAAGGTGGATTTGGAGATCTTCCAGCCGATCGACTGGCCCTTCTCGTCGACCTTGCCGCCCGCCACGGTGAAGCTCTGCCAGAACTTCCGCCGGGCATGCGGGCCCTCGAGGATGGTGAACTCGCAGTCCAGCATCTTCGCGTCGCTCGACTGCGAGGCCTTCAGAAGCTTCGCGTCCATCGGCGTGGCGCCGTCGACGCCGCCGGGGCGCACGGTCAGGCGGACCTTGGCGAAGGTGCCGTCGGGGATCAGCTCGCCGATGGGGGCCATCTGCGGCTGGGCGTCGTTGAGATCGTAGCTCATGGATCAGTCCTTTACGTCTGGATCAGGAAGGGGTGGCGGGGTGAGCGGGGGCGCGGCCGTCGATCTTGGCGATCAGCGCGCCGAGATCGGGCGCCTCGGTCACTTCGAGCCGGCCGGAGCGGTCCTTGGCGGGAAGGCCCCAGGGGTTGCCGGAGCGGCAGACGAGGCGACGCTCGGCGGAGGTCTCATCGAGGGTCCAGTCGCCCTTGGCGTCGCGGCCGAAGAGCTGCATCGAGACGACCTGATCGACGATGCCCGGCAACTCGCGCCCGGCCTTCGTGCCCTCCATCTGCGGCTGCCACGTCGTCGCGCCGAACTCGTCGGTGACCTTCTCGAGCACGCCGACGAAGATCACCGTCTTGCCCCGGGCGTGCTGCAGGTGCTTGAGCGCCTGGATCACCTCGCGCCCCAGGAGCCCGTAGGCGCCGCGGACATCCGGTTTGCCGGTTCGCTCGGAGAAGGCCTCCGGCTGCTGGCGGGCATAGGCCATGGCCTGCCGCGTCAGGTCGGTGATCGAGTCGACGAAGACGATCCGCTTCCTGGCGAGGAAGTCTTCGATGCCGGTGCCGAGATACTGCTGCTGCAGCCAGGCGTGATACTCGGCGCCATACCAGGACTTCGGATGCTGCGCGGGGTCAGGCCCGCCGATCAGCACGGCGAGGTCGCGGAAATCGGTGAAGCTGCGCACCGGGATCGAGTCCCCGCGCCAGTCCTGCACCGACTTCAACCCGGCCTCGAGATCGAGGCAGACGGTCTCCTCGGCCGGCAGGGATTTCAGGAGCGTCGTCTTGCCGACGCCGGGCGGGCCGAAGATGGCGAGCGAGGTCTTGTTCTCGGCGGCCGAGAGCCGTTCGTCGGCGGTGATGATGCGGAAGGCCATGGGGTTCTCCGGGGATTGCGTTCAGGGTGCGCGGCGGCGGGAGTGACCGGGTGCCGAAGGGGAACCTGCCCGGCGTTGCCGACCGGGCGTCCCGCCGCCGCGCGTCACCGGTCTCGAGCCTCGAGCCGGAAGACGGGTTTGCCGGTGGTCTCACTGCGCGCGTCCGCGAAGCCCTCGCGCATCGCCGCGGGCCAGGCGCCGAAGCGCCGCTCGGGCACGCGATAGGCGATCTCGAGATACTCGGCCGGGTCGTCGCCAGCGGCGCGGATGCGCTCGGCCATGGCGGCGAGCCGGTCCTGATCCCACGTGACCTTCTTCGGCAGGTCGGCGACGATCACGACGCCCTCGTCCTCGACCCGCACCGTGCCGCTGGTCTTGCCCTGCGCAGCCCGCTCGGCCGCGGCGGCGGTCTCGTAGCGCTGCGCGATCCCGGCCTCGAGCCGGTCCCGCAGCCGCTTCACGCGGGCGGTCTCGGCGAGCGCCGTCGTCTGCAGGTCCAGCAGCATCTCGGGCGGCAGCGCCGCGATGTCGCCGATGGCGAGACCTTCGAGGTCGTCGAAGCGGGGGGCGTTGTCGGGGTGCGGCATGGCGGGAACTCCAACGGAGGGAAACGGAACGGCCATCAGGCGGCCTCGGCGTCTTCGATGAGGCGGGCGAGCGGCACGGGAGTGCGGCGCGGCCTGGTCCGCGCGACGGCGAGATAGGCGAAGCGGTCCGGACCGAGCCGCACCTGGACGAGGTGGACGAGGCCGGCCTCGAAGGCCCGGTGCGCGGCGCCCGCCAGCGCGGCCAGCCTGCGGCGGTCCGGTTCCGGCAGCGTCGAGATCACGGCCGCCGTGTCGATCCCGAGGAACCCGCGGTGGTATTCCAGCCGGTCGCCGGGCATCGCCTGTCCGATCCAGGCGCAGAACTCGATGTCGGTGAGCGGCCTGGGCCGCGCCGGGGTGAAGGCGGTGGGGGGCATGACGAGCATCTCCATGTCCTCCCTCTACTCACGCGGCTTCCGAACCGTCCCACCGCCCCCCGAGCCCGCGCATGGCGAGCTCGAGCCGGAGGCGTGCGAGGCGGCGGTAAAGGGCGGAGCGGGAGATGCCGTCGCGACCGATCAGTTCGGCGACGGCGCAGGTGCCGAGCGCGGCACAGAGCCCGCGGACATCCTCCGGCAGGTCGGCGAGTGCCCGGGCGAGATCGTGGCGGGTCTCGACGTCCGCCGCGGCGCAACGATCCTGGCCATGCCAGGCGGCCAGCCCGTCCGTCTCCGCCAGCAGGCAGCCCAGCGGCTCGGCGCTGCCGGCGACGGGCGCGTCGAGCGACAGCACCCTGCCGCCCTGCGCCCGGCGCTGGCGATGGTGCCGGATCGCGATGCGCGAGCACTGGTTGCGGAGAACCAGACCTGCGAAAGCGCCGATGCTCCCTCGGCGCTTGTCGAAGCCCGGCAGCCGGCAGATCACATCGACCAGAAGGTCCTGGCGCAGATCGTCGAGATCGGCGGCGGGGAGCGCCAGCTTGCGGTGCAGGCGTCGCGCCGCGACGTCGGTCTCGTCGATCAGCGTGGCGAGGTCGGAGGGGGAAATCGGGGGATACATCGGTGAAAGCCTCGGAACATCGTTTCTGATGCTCCGAGACTGCCGACCTCCGCCGGGCCGCCGGTGTGATTGGCGTGTGTTTGATGTGTGCCGGGTGTGTGCCCGACGGCACTCAGTTCTCTATGGCGACCTCTGACAGCGCGAGGCCGAGGCGGTACCCATGCGACCGGACGGTCTCCACGAGCGTTTCGACCGCCTTTTCCGCGAGCCCGCAGGTGACGAGGGCCCTGCGCAAGTCTCGGACGATCTCTCGCGGTGTTCGCTGAAACTGCGCCTCGATCTCCTGCGCCTTGAGCACGGGGTCGCGCTGCACCGACCGTTCGACAAGCATTCTGAAGAGAGCGAACATCTGCGGGGCAAGATCTAGGCGGCAACCGTCCAGCACCGCGAACTGACCTTGGCGATGCAGGACGAGCCTTACACCGCCGGTCGGTATGCACCCGTTGTCAAGGATCAGGCGGTCGACACCCTCCGGATCTGCCTTGACCACGTCGGCCAGCGCACGGACCTCGATCCCGGCCTCGCGTAGCCGTAGGACCAGCGCAGGCTCCGGCTCCTTGGCGATGACCGTCACTGGTCGCGGCGCCGCCGCGGATTTCAGCGCGAGGATTGCCCCCGGCGCCTCCAACCGGTCCGCGGTGTCGCACAGCATCAGCACACGACCGGCAGGCCCGGAGCCGATCATCCAGACCCCATCCACGACAGCCGAGACCGGGCCGGCGAGACCGCCGCCCGCGCCGATCTGCCCTGCGAGCCGGTTGGCATCGATGCCGAACCGCGTCAGGTCGTCATCCTCCAGGACAACATCCTCTGCCGCATCGTGCGGGCAGCAGGCACGAAGTTCGTCGCCGATCTGCCGGACGGGCCGGACATCGAGACTGCAATCACAATGCGCACAGACCGACCAGCTGTCCGCCTTCGGATGCTCGATCAGCAAGCGCGACCGCAGAAGGCGCTCGACCTCGCGCTCAGGAAACTGGCGCAGTGCACGGCCCGAGATCGAGACCTGCGGTCCGCCATCACTCAGCCGCGTCCACAACCATGCCAGCATCGCGGTCCTTCTCCAGCCCGTGGCGCGCGATCAGCGTGTGGATCGCCTTCTCGAATTGCGTGCGGCGGAAAGCGAGCGTGCCCGGCGGTTTCAGCTTCACGGTGACCTGCGCAGGCCGCTTGCCCTCCGATTTGAAGAAGACGCGGAACGAGATCTCGCCGAGCCGCCAGCCTTTGCCGAACTTCACCTCGCTGCCCTTGAAGTGCCGCAGCGCGCCGGTTGCGTCCTTCGATTCCCAGGTCCGGACGTACCGCCATTTCGCCTCGTCCTCGTCCCACTCGAAATGGTCGGCGGCGGCGGCCACGATCCGCACGTCGAGGATGCGGTCGTCATAGCGATAATCGAAGGCGAAGTCGGGGCCGGCCTCGCTGATGGGATCGAGCGTATAGAGATCGCGGGCGTCCTTGCCCGAAAAGAAGGCGGGACGGCCAAGGACGTGCTTGGCGAAGATCTCGGCCAGATCCGCCTGCTGGGCCTTCACGACCCCGCCGATGAACAACCGGGCCTCTGCCGGCGAGTAGCGCAGCGTGGCGTATTTCACGGCGCGAAGCGGGATGATCTTTTCCTTGTCGCCGTCCACGACGGGTGTCGTCGCGACCGGGGCGCCGTGGCTGACGACGAGGTTGATCTCGCCGTCCTCCTCGTAGGGACCGAGGCGGCAATACTCGCCCTGTAGATCGCGGGCGAAAAGCTTCATCGCCGCCGCCTTGAAGGCGTCGATGATCTCCGGCGTCAGGTCGGCGCTGACGTCACGCTCCGGTCCTCGGAACTCGGCCAGTGCTGTCGGTGCCCGAAGGGCATGGAAGTCGGCCGCCGCCTCGAAGACGCTCTTGTGATGCAGGTAGGTGTGCAGCGCGACATGCTTCGGGTCGTGTCTGGCGGGAGC